AGCGGGTGATGGGACTCGAACCCACGATATCTTGCTTGGGAAGCAAGCGTTCTCGCGCTGATGGCTTGCTGTGATTATATCTCATGGCTTCGGTTTCAGCATGTTTCCCACCGGCAAGTACTGCCGCATGGCTTCGAGTTGCAGGGTGCGGGTGTAGCGGTGGATCATGGCACTGTCTGACCAACGTCCGCCCGCCATGAGGACACGCTCGGGCGCGCCGTTGAGAGTGGCGAGGACCGCGAAGGATCGGCGTAGATCGTGGGGCGAGAGTTTGATGTCGAGAGTTTTTCCCCAATGCCCCACAATGCGATTGAGTTCGTTTGGCTGTAACGCCTTCCCGGTGCGCTCCCTGACAAACAAGGTGGGCGCGGGGTGCATGTCTTGGCGATAATCTTTCCAGCGTTCGATGTGGGCGGCGGTCTCCTGGCTGAATACAGCCGCTTTCCACTGTCCGCCTTTCACGATCACCTGGAGGACTCTCCTTTCGGTGTCCGTGTCGGCTTGAAGCAGGCGGCAGAGTTCGGAGCATCGCAGGCCGGTGTCGAGCATGAGTGCACATAGGGCAAGGTCACGTGCGCCGCGTAAAGACATTGTGTTGAAGGATGCGAGTAAGCGCAGGGCGGTATCGAGATCGAGCGCGCGTTGTGGTTTTCCCTGAATGCGTTTCAATCGAGCGGACAGCGCGGGATGAGTCTGGCCGTGTAACCAGCCGATGAACTTTTGACAGGCCGCCATGGCCACACAGCGATTGGAGTTTCCCCATTCGGTGCGGGATACAAACGTGACTAGACCAGGTGCGGTCACGGTTGATGAGTCACATTCGTTCAGGAAGAGTTCAAGGATGAATGCGTATTTGCGTCGGGTGGTTTCGGCGTAGGGGTGTGAGGCAAGGAAGTTTCCCAAGTCATTATTCAATTGTTCCTCCATGGGCATTATCAGGCCACTGCAAACCCGCTGGCCTGTGAATGTGTCTGCGTTCGTAGCGCAGGCGTTGTCAAGCGACCGTCTGGCCGGGGAGAATAGTCACAAACCCGACCGGCGAGACGGTCAACGATATTCTACATGAGAAAGGAGAAAAGGAAAAGTATAAAAAAGTTCGAAGTGTGAAGTAGGAAGTGTGAAGTTCGAAGTTGAAAGTTGGAAGTAGAGTGCGGTTCCACGCGGTGGGGCCGGCTTACCTAATAAAACGATTGGAGAATAGTCACATGAATGAGCAAAAAGAATATAAGCCTGAAGGTGCGAAGTTTTTCGCTGGCGCTGTGTACGTGGGAGTCGTGTTGGCCGCGACCACTCTGTTTATCTCGATGGTGCTTTCCGCTTTCGCGGCAGATGCGTATTTCTCTCGAGCGGTGATGTCTGTGGCCGGATTGATGATCGGCGCGTCGATGCTGGCCTTTCCTGTCGCCCTGCATGCTTGGGCAGTGGAGGCAAAGCATCATCTCGTGACCACGGTTTTGTATTACGTGGAAATGCTGTTCATCGCCGTCAATACGATTGTGTCCTTCCTGGTTCTGCTTGGTAGCAACACTGGCTACGTTGTGCCGGAATGGGCAATGATGTATGAGCCGTTTTCCGTTGGCGCCATCGTCTACACTTTGGCGGCCTGGGGCACGGTGTTCTTGCTCGATCCGTCTCATAAGCGATTGCAAAAGTCGCGTGAAGCGCATGAGCGTTTTCAGGATAAGGTCAGTGCGAAGGAAATGGAGTTCCTGGATAGCGTGGAAGGTGAGGAAGCTGTCATGACGGCGGCTATGGCAAAGATTGCTGAACGGTATGATGCGTCGAAATTCAGCAGTGATAAAAAACACTTTGGCAAGGCATCTGAGCCGGCCCTGGCTGATCAGTTGTTTACCAAGAAAGAGGCGGAAGCGAAAGCGACCCCCTTTCGTTCCGGAGATAGTCACGAGAGTTGAGACTGTGTACGCGCCGGTTTCCTTTACCGGGAACCGGCGACCGCTTCTGACGAAGGTCTGTGAATGCGGATGCGGTCGGGTCTTTACGACCCACTTCCCAAACAAACGTACGATTGATGGGACGCACAAGAAACGGCGACAAAGGCAATTGAACCAGTCGGGCATCCCGTCACGTGTCGAGACAATCAGCGTGTAGCCACTAAGGAACAATATGAACAATTATGCAGTACGTCTGTTGGACCTGCGAGTGAATGTTACCCTGGAATATCTTATCCAAGCCGGATCGCCGTACAAGGCGGTGGCGAAGGCGTTCGATCGCGCCTGCCGGGACGCCGGTCTGCCGGAGAGTGCTGGCGGCGGGACGTTTCAACTGCTCGGGGTGAACGTGACCGAGCACGACTCGCTGATGGTGGTGTAGGATGCCGCGTCGGTTGATCGTGAAAAAGAATGAGATTTACGTGGAGCGCGCGGCGGTGTGGGAGTATCGTTACCGATGCCGTCAGACCGCCAAAGCGATGATCGATAATGGTTGGGGTGCGACGCGTATCATCGAAGTGCTCGAGCGCGCGCCGGTTCCACACCTGGCGATAGATGCCAGCTTGCTGGATGCGCCGCCCGCTGATCGTGTATCTCCGATGGAATTGATGCGTGACCTGGCCTGGCCGGTGGACTATCGGGAACTGCTGTGCGTCTGGTATTGGAGTGAAGCGCACTGGATGTTGTTTGTCCACGAGTTTCAGTCCTTGCCTGAGCCGGTTGGAGATTACTACTATCTCTATGATGGCGAAATGGATACCTTTCACCTGGTCCCCATGGCTTCGAAGGCGAAAAAGCCAAGTACATCTCAAGTACAACCCAAGTACAACCCAAGTACAACTATGGCACTTGTACCTGGAAATGGGTGAGTGAGTTGGTACTTCCCAGGGATGTACCTAAAAACGGGTAGTTGTACCTGGGAAGTACCTGACTTGTACCTGACTTGTACCGGAGAAGTACTTGAGACTAAAAAGGCCGGTCTCTTCTATGCACAAGTAAAAATGGCCTTTTTGTTTCGCCCTACTACTACGACTAAAATAGGTGAACTATGAATAAACAAACTGTAATGATCTTGGCGCTCGTGCCAATTCTCGGATTGGCCTGCATGTCCAGTATTGCCCAGGTTACCGTGACCGCAACCGTCCCCGCCTCCACGTCGCAGGCGGTGTTGCTCGATGATCTTGCTCATCACGGCCCGCTCGTGGTCGAGGGGCCGGCACGAGAAGTGCAAAGTAAGTGTTATCGCGTGATTGCGGATGAGTCCCTGTGGGTGCGCGGGGCAGGGGAATATCAGGCGGCGGTGGTCGGCTACCTGGCGCATGGTGACATCGTCACCGCTGACGGGGCGGGATCCGCTGGCTGGCAGAAGGTGATTGCGGAGCATGGCGCGCTGACGGGGTGGGTCAACGCGGCGTATCTGGAAGAAGTGGAGTGTGGATGATCCCCAAGAAACTTCTTCGGCTTCAAAAGAAATTGGGAACGCGGCGTAAGCCTGCATCCTTTCGTACGATCGCCAGTTTCTGTGGTGTCAATGTGCGATGGGTGAGTGATACCTTCAATGGCATCGAGCCGCGTAATCCTGTTATTCGGAAGGTGCTCGGCTTTCCGAAGTTGGCGCGACGGGCACGCGTGACGAAGGTCATGCTTTCGCAACTGCCGCACCGTGCCTGGTGGCGGCGATTGAGTGTGAATGATCGTGACGCGTGTATCTGGAATGAACACAAGATTTATTTGGAAGTTCAAAAAGAGGAGCAACGAAATGAAAAATAAAAACGGTTTGGTTCCTGTGACCTTGAGTGGTAAGCTGGCGCGGTCCGCGAAGGATGCGAAGGCAGGAAAAGCGCCGGTGCACGATGCTTTGAAAGGCGGTCTGCATATTTGGATTGAGTACAAAGATGCGCAGTATTTCTTGAAGATCGGTCGGCGTGGGTGTGTGCCCTCCGCGGTAGAATGGAGGACGGTGTTGAATGCCTGGATGTGGCCGGTCACCCGTTCGCCGGACGAAAGCACACAAGCGCCGGACTGGTTCTATCTCTCGGCATCGATCCCGGATCGGCGCGTGGCGGAACAGCAGGCGTTGGAAATTCCGGCTGATTACTTGCAGGGATGATGATGTGTCAGTCTCGACCTTTCGTCCTGACTTGACAAAATATCGCGTGATGTTGGAAGAGTTTGACTGCCCAGGTGAATGAGGATGCTTTATTTCCTTTGTCCCTGACGGATGTTGTGAAGATGTGCATCGAGAAGGTTGCAAAAGAGAAGTTTCCAGACGTGAAGTTTGAAAGTAAGCGAAAGAGATTTGTCCGTCTGGATTATTAGAAAGATGATGTACAAGTTGGTCAATACATAGTTGGAAGGACTCTATGTACAAATGTATTTTGTGTGAGCAAGACCTGAAAGAAGCCCCGACTGACGATTTTTGGTTTGGGGTGTCCACTCTGAAAGGTATCCATTATCATTGTGTAGATCACCTTGCAGATGTTCTCGCGGCAATTAGACAAAGCCTTCCAACTACGAATGCAGTGGATTTGCTAGAGTCGCCCGAGAAATCAGCGAGTCTGGCAAAACCCGCAAACCACTAATTCAAGTACGTTGGGCAGATACCTTATGGCAAAGAAGAAGCATAAAAACGTAGAAATTGAACAAATCCACACTTGGCTAAATATGTGGCTAAAGACGCTTGGCAAAGAAGAATCATATTGGGATGGTGTGTGTGCAAGTGAATGTCATGTAGCCTATGGTATGGTTATAGGCGATGGAGATAGTTTTATTAATTGGCTTTCGGCTAATTGGGAAAATCTGCCCAACAATGCGTGCACTGGACAATTGGCGTAAGGAGAAAATAAATCATGTTGCTGAAAATCTACGAACTCATAAAGAAAATCGAAGGCGAAATTGGTAATGATGCAACTGTCAGGTTATCCGCTGGCGAAGGTACGTTTATCATCAGGGTTGATTGGTGGGATGATGACTTCCACGCCATGCACCATTTCAGCAATACGGAACTGGCGCAAATTGTGGATGATAGTTTGCCGTTGAATTACTTTGTTGAGTATTGCAAAAAAGAATATGCCCGTAAAAAGAGCGCGGGCTAACAAATCGTGCAGGCGACAAGGGCAGGCGGTGGTTGTCTACTGCCAAAGTTATACCGCCCTTGCGCCTAACGCAACCGTTGACACGTACGCGGGGAGGTGGTATCTTCGCTTGTGGCGCACTGATTGGATGCCCCCCTCATCCCGTCTTTGCGCCGAGAAAACCCCATTGAAAGAGACGTCCATCTGGTACCGGTGGGCGTCTCGCTTTTAATTACAAAACTCTACTATTCCTATTGTTTGAATTGACTCAATCGTAATATTGTGCTATCTTGATTTTGGCCGTCCCGCATCCCTGATTGCGGACGGCCAGTCTTTTAATACAGGGATGCGGGACACGCAAGGAAAAGATGATCTCTCTTGACGCGATAAAAGATTTCGGACCGTGGGCGATTTTCAGTTGGCTGGTGTTGGCGCAACTGGTGATCCCGCTTGCTACAAAGATGTTGCCTGCTGCCCAGCGGCGCGCGGTGGTAGTGGAAGATCGCAAGTTGGATATTGAAGATCGGCGCGTGGATGAGTTGGCGAAAATTGCAGACGCGGTGTTGGTTAGCAACGAACGCATGGCGGCTATCGAGAAGAGTGTGGATATGTATGGCAGTGGTCACGGGTTGATTGTTTCAAATCAGGCTGAAATTATTCGTGTGCTCGGGGAAATCACAAGGTACGTAGCTATCAGGGAAGATCGTTTTGCTGGCGGTCGCGAAGTGCGCAAGGATATGTGATGGTTGCGAAAAGAAAGCCCAAGGCGAAAGCCAAAGGCAAGAAGGGGGGGAAAGGTGGTAATCAAAATGCGCGCAAGCATGGCCTGTACGCAAAAAATCAACCGCCGGTTGACCCTGCGGTAGCGATTGGGGCGCAACGACGCGAAGCCATTTTAGATAAGATTATTTTGGACTTGGATGCGCTGTATTGGACGCTAAAAAAAAACGAAGAAAAGTTCCAGTGCGTCAATTCGATCTCGAACGCGGTCACATCCGCGAACGGATGCCAGCGGACGGCGGCGCTGGTCTCGGGCAAGTTGACGATCTTGAACGAAGCCATTGAAAGGTTGTTGAACGAAGATGATCCGTATGATGCAAGTACCACTGTCGGGTGATTTTCTTTACCGTAAGGTAAAGGCTCGATCCTGGCGTAACCCGGAAGAATGGGCACGCCTGAACGGTGTTCACCTGCGTCCGTACCAGGTGGAAGTGGTGTGCGCTATTGTGGACTCGGTGGTGAATAAGCGCGGCCTGACCTTTGTTGTCGTCCTGCCGCGGCAAAGTGGCAAGAATGAATTACAGGCGCACTTGCTGGCATGGATGATGTTTCGCTTTTCTCGCAAGGGGGCGCGCATGGTCTCGGTCTCTCCGACCTTCAAACCGCAAACAATCAATAGTATGGATCGTGTGCGCGCGTCGCTGGATCGCAATTCTGTGACGATGGGCAATTGGCGCGCGTCAAGCGGCTTTGTGTACAAGTATGGACAGTCTCGCTTGCAATTCTTTTCCGCTGATCCTTCTGCGAAAGTGGTCGGCGCTACTGCTGACATGGTGCTCTCGGTGGATGAAGCGCAAGACGTGGCAATCAATAAATTCGATAAAGATTTTGACCCGATGACGGCCTCCACAAATGCTACGCGCGTCTTTTGGGGTACGGTCTGGACGGCGGATACCTTGCTGGCCAGGCAAATGCGGCAAGCCAAGCAGGAGCAGGAGCGGGATGGCATCAAACGGTTGTTCATATACAGCGCGGAGGATGTCCGCAAGTTGGTGCCTGAATATGGTCTGCACGTGGATCGCGTCGTCGCTGAAAAAGGGCGGCAACATCCGCTCGTGAAGACTCAATATTTCTGCGAAGAAATCGACGCGCAAGCCTCCATGTTCCATCCCGGTCGGCGCGCTCTTATGCTTGGTGATGAACCGGCGCGAGAAACGCCCGGCGGGGCCGGCCTACCGTACGCGTTTCTTTTGGATGTGGCCGGGCAGGATGAAGCGAGTTTGAACCTGGACGGCTTGGGCAACCCGGGGCGGGATAGCACTACGCTCTCTATCGTGGCTGTGGATCTGAGTACGTTGGCGACACTGCAAGCGCCTACATACCGCGTGGTCAAGCGCGTGGCGTGGACGGGGCTCAATCATCTGGATGTGTTCGGACAGATAAAAGCCATGGCTGACTTGTGGCGTCCTATGTACCTGGCCGTGGATGCTACCGGAGTGGGGGAGGGGATGTGGGCATTATTGGACAAGTCGTATCCTGGGAAAGTGCTTCCGGTGAAATTCTCGCAACAAGTGAAAAGTGAGATTGGTTGGAAGTTTCTTGCCATCATCGAAACCGGCCGCTTTCGAGATTGCTGTTCGACTGCGGAAGTGGATGAACAATATCTCAAGTGTCAAAGCGAGATATTGCCTGGTCCGGCAAAGACCTTGCGATGGGGCGTGAAGGATGGGACGCGTGGCGCGGAGGGCAGACTCGTACACGATGACTTTGTATTGGCGGATGCACTGTGCGCGGTGCTGGACGATCTCAAATGGTTGATCTCTTCTGAGACCGTGATGATCCATCCGGTTGATCCACTGAAGGCAATGGATAGGAATTTTTAAGATGCCAAAGACAAGCAGGGATCCCACCGGTGAGCAATACAAACGGCGCATTGTCTTTATTCAGCAAAAGACCGCCGGTCCGGGTCGTTCAAGTTCTGTCGGTAATTTTGTTACGCTTGGCGCGCGTGGTGCGCGTTGAACGGAACCAACCGAATCGCAGGGTGCGATTCCTCCCGGTGAAGATTTGAGCGGTTTTGGAAATCTAATAGAAGTTGATTATGGCCATGGCGGTGGATGGACTGAAATTGTCTATTGTCTGCCAGGTGAAGACCCGGCAGGTTGAAAGGTGTTTTATGTCGCAATCTGAAACCGAGCAAATCTTTTTGATAGGTCAACAGTGGAACGGTCTCTATCGGGATCGTTACGCGTATGATCGTCAGACTCTTTTGGAGAATGCCTTGCTGGCGTGGCGGCTCAATCCGCTGGCGCGTCGGCTGGCGAATTTGTACAAGATGTACAACGTGGATGGGGTCGAGTTTCATTGTGACCATAAGGCAACCGACGACTTCCTGCATGAGTTTTGGAATCATGACTTGAACCAAATGGATGACATGCTTGAAGAAATTTCAAACGAATTATTTCTGACCGGCAATCTCTTTCCGTTATTTTCCGTGGATGGTTCGGGCATGACCTATGTCCGCATTTTTCCCACCGACCAGATAGACGAGATTATCACGGCGGATAACGACATTCGTCAGGAAACGATGTATACCACAAAGACGATGGGAGACCTGGCGGCGCGTTCATTCGTGAACCCGCGCGGTCTGGTGTCGTCGCTTACGCCTAAATTCATGGAGCATTACGTCATCAACAAATTGGCGGGCGTGGCCTGGGGGGAAGGCGAGATTTGGCCTGACCTGCCCTGGCTTGGACGATATGCGACCTGGCTCGAAGATCGTGTTCGCTTGAATCACTTCCGTAATTCGTTTATGTACGTGGTGCGCGGTGAATTCAAGAGTGAGGAAGAACGTAAGAAGCGTGAAAGGGAAGTCAATGCCAACCCTCCCCGGCCTGGTACTGTGTTGGTGGTGAATTCGCTTACCGAAGTCTGGGGCATTCTTTCTCCGACCCTGGATGCTTTCGATGCTTCAATGGATGGCATGGCCATCAAGAAGATGGTGGCAGTAAATCACGTGCCGATGCACTACCTGGCGGAGGGGGAGTCGTCCACGCGCACCACATCGGATGCGGCGGGTACGCCCAGTTTCAAAGCGTTTGAAAATCACCAGAAGATTTTCTTGAAGATCGTCAAGAAAATTTTGGAGATAGCGCGTGCCCGGCGCGCGGAGAAGGATAGCGCAATCAGCAAGGATGCGTTGATCGAAGTCACCGCGGCGGATGCCACCGAACGCGATAACGCTGGCCTGGCGCTGGCCACCGGTCAGATCGTGGCGGCCATCGGTGAATTATTCGATCGTGAATTGATTGACGAGCGCGAGTACCTGCGCCTGGTGTATCGCTTCTCGGGCGAGAGTATGAGTGCGGATACGGTAGTGCCGAAGGGCAAGCGTAGGCCGATTGTCCAGTCGGGCCGGCCTGCGCCGCAAGGCGGTTTGAAAACGGACGCCGCGACCGGCGAGGTGAAAGTACCTGATAAAACAGGATGAGGTGAACGATGAGTAATCCACGAAATACAGAATTGCGCTTCGATAGTTTTAGTGAGAGCGCGCCGACCAAAACTGCAAAGGGATACGAGATACTTTGCATCCACCCGTCGCAAGCGAACGGCTGGCGTTTTTCTGAGGACGTTTTGAAGAACGCGGTCAAGTACTTCGATGACGTGGAATGTTTCGCCGATCACAACGTGATGGGTGAATCGGTTCACGACCTGGCTGGCGTTTTCTACAATCCCCGTTGGGATGAGAGTCGGCCTGGCATTGTGGCCGATCTGCGTCCTGCCGGGCCTGCCGCCGATCTATTGCGGATGTACGCCGACGAAATGTTGAGTGACGAAGACCATCACCCGAACATGGGTTTCTCGCCGGTCATCATCTTCACAGCGAAAGGCGAAGACGTGGAGAATATATTGCGTGTCCGCTCTGTGGACATGGTAATCAATCCCGCGTTCAAGACAAAATTCATCGCTGAGAAATTTCAGCAAAGGAGTACTACTACGATGGAAAAGAAAATCGAACCTGTGGCGGATGTTGTCCCGGAAGAGACCATTGCCGCCATGAGAGAAATCACCGGCGCGCAAGCTGAAATCACTGCGGCTGTACAGGGCGCGAAGGAAACGCATTTGGAAATGTGTTCCAACCTGCTGAACACGGCCCTGGATGCGGCGAGCGTGGATCTGCCGGAAGCGGCGCTCAAGATGATCCGCGAGCGTTTCCAGAACAAGACCTTCAAACCGACCGAGTTGAAGGCGGAAATCGACTCGTTCAAAAATGCCTTCGTTCAGCAATCGGCGGCGCTCTCGATTGTCGGGCCGGCACAGGTTACCGGGATGTTCAACTCCGGCGACCAACTGCAAGCGGCCATGGATGACCTGTTGGCCGCGCCGCGCGAGAAGGGCGCCGAGTCCCTGAAGGTGCATCGTTTCTCCGGCATCCGTGAAGCCTATCTCATGTTGACGGGTGACTACGGCTTCGTGGGCGACGTGGAAGAACGGCTTGCGAAGTTTCAGGGCACGACTGCCAACTTCCCCAACCTGGTCGTGAATGCCTTGAACAAGGCTGTGGTGGCCAACTGGAACATGCTCGGCAAGGCCGGGTACAACTGGTGGGAGAAGATCGCCACCGTTGAACCGTTCGAGAGTTTGCAGTCCATCACCTGGCTTCGGCTGGGTACGATTGCCAGTCTCCCGACCGTGGCCGAAGGCGCGGAGTACACCGAACTCGCCCTGGGCGACAACGGCGAAACGTCCACCTTCATCAAGTACGGTGGTTATCTCTCCTTCACATTGGAAGCCATGGATCGCGACGACACGCGCAAACTGCGCGCGGCTCCGCGTGAGATTGCAAGTGCGGCTATTCGCAACATCAGCGAACAGATTGCGGCTATCTTCTCGGCGTCGTCCGGGGCTGGTCCCACTCTTGCGGATGGCGGCGCGCTGTTCAATTCGACGGCCGTCACCACCAAAGGTGGGCACGCCAACCTGTTGACGACCGCCCTCGGCACGGATTACACGGCTTGGAACACGGTTGCGGCGGCCATGTACAACCAGCCTTTGCTGGTTGCGAATGCCGTGGGTGACAATGTGCTGACCTACGGCAAGAAACAGGCGCTCGAACCGACCATCTGCCTGGTGCCGCGCGCTCTCAAAGTGGCGGCGGAAGCGTTGTTCATCCCGCGTTGGGATGTTTCTGGTTCCATTCCCGCGACTACGGCTGTGACCTGGGGCGGGCGGGTTGATCCGGTGACGGTCCCGGATTGGACAGACGCCACGGATTGGGCGGCCGTGATTGATCCGGCGCTCCTGCCGGGCGTGATGATCGGTACGCGTTACGGACTGATCCCGCAAATCATCCTGGCGGGTGAACAGACTAACCCGGCCATGTTTATGAACGATGAAAGCCGCTTGAAGGTACGTCACTTCCTGGCGACCGGCATCGGCAACTGGTCGGCGTTGCACAACAACCACGTCGCGTAAGTGTGATGATTGTATTCACCCAAAGGGTGAACTCTCGTTCACCTTTTGGGATTTAGTCTGTTTCGACTTACCATGAGTTGAAGCAAGAGGAGATTTGTCATGGGTTACGTAAATGATACGCATATGGCGCAGTACATCCCGCCGAACACATTTCACTGTGTGACCGGGACCTGGACGGATGTCGCCGGTCAGGTGTCTGGGACGATTGCGCGGCATAAGGCCGCGACTGCGGAAACATCCACCATCAATATTCCGATTACGATCCCTTCCAACGCGTCCGTGTTGAAGGGTGCGAAGTTGAAGTACGTTGAAGTGGATTATGAAATTCTGGTGGCGGCCTGTACGTCCTGGACGATGAGCATCGTCAAGGTGGTGCGCGGCGCGGATACAGTGGTGGCTGTGGTCTCTGCTCCGGCTGGGACGCAACTGCTGACGGCGGCCACGACTGCCGCGACGGTTGACCAACATCGTGACCGCTTCACGCTGACGACTCCGGTCTATATCGACGATGACGAGTATTACTTTCTGAAAATCGTTGCGATTGCCGCCGCCTCTACTACCATTGACCTGCTCTCGGCGGTGGCGTATTTTGATGAAAGGTTGTAACGATGGCCGAAGAAATCAAAATCCCTGCGCAAGTGTTGGCGTTGGCCGAGCAGTCTGCGACCGAACGCGTGCCGCATCCGAACCCGATTGCCTGGAAGGAATATCCGGACAAGTGGGTGGTGGTCTTTGAGGATGGTCGTAAGATGACCTTTGGTAAAGACGAAGCGAAGGCGAAGTCTGCTCCTGCTCCGAAGGCCAAGCCTGCGAAGTCTGAGACTGCGTAAGCAGTTTTGGAAAGCGTCGTACCCGGCAACGGGGCCGGCACGAGAAGTTCAAACCAAGAAAGTGAGAAAGTATGTCTAACCTGCCTCCTGTTTTGAAGTCGCGCAAGTTTTGGGCGGCTGTCATGGCCCTGGCGTTGGTGTTGCTCCGTTCGTTTGTTCCCAACTTTCCGATTACAGATGAGCGGCTGACCGAGATAGTGTACGTGTTGATCTCGTACATCATCGGCACGGGTCTGTCCGATATTCGCGTTGCCAGCGCGAAGTAGGGTGTCTCTCCTTCTCCCGAAGCCCCTGTTACCGAAAGTAACAGGGGCAGGGAGCGCGGCAAATGGCAGGGATGGTAAAAGGCTCGACTGATCGAAAACGCCCCGTCCTGGGGCTTCTGTGAGGTTTTTAGCATCCTAAAGGATACGGTGTACCTATGTCTGATAGTTTGACGACCATCATCAGTAAGGCACAGGCGACCCTGCTCGATGCGGGGACGCGTTTTACTACTGCGACCCTGACGGCGGCTTGCCGGTTGGCGCTCACGAAGTTCAACCTGCGCGCGCCGCGTTCGGCTGGGACGTTGGAAGACGTGGTTGCCAGTCAAAAGGAATATGTTCTGAGCGGCACGGACTACGCGCGCTTGATCTCGATCTCGGATGTTCTGTTGTGGGATGCGTATGGCGACGATCACGAACCGCTGGACCATGACCAATATTTTGAAGACGACGTGGCTGTGGTCCGCTTGCGCGTTGCGCGTAATGCCGGGGAGTTCCTGGTGGTGCGCTTCACCGAAGCGTACACGGTCAACGGGTTGGACAGTGAAACCAGTAGTACGCTCCCGGCGTTCTTCGATCCAATCTTGTTGGATGGCGTGTGCTATTTTGCGTTGACCATCCGGGATGTGGGTGTGGCGGAAACCTACAAACTGGATCCCAACGCGCCGCGCAATTACGATGAATTGAAAGTGGTGTTCGGCGCGGCATTTGAAGAAGGTTTGAAAACTGCGGCGGGGCGCAAGCCTGCGGTGGGTCAACCCGACACGCGCGCCTGGAATGATGAATGGCATAATTCGAATGTGTGGGGATAAAGTATATGTTGAGCATTGATCCGATCTTGTCTACGGCCATGTTGTATGGTTCCGGTGAACCTGTGATACAGGCCGTGGTGAATGGCGTTACGTATGACGTGCGGCGCTACCGTTGGGATAACCTGGCTTTGGATATCGAGATTCAGGGTGTGGTGGCGGCGGTCAACCAGGACACATTACTGCTCAAGCGCGGCATGCAAGTGGCGGGAGTCGATTACCTGGTGAATGTGGGAACGTTCTTTATCGAAAGTTTTATGATTACGCCTGCGCAAACCAGTCGGATAAAAGCGCATGCATTTCCGTCCGTGGCCTTGCAGGATTTGGGCGCTGGAAGCGCCACGTACAAGGATATTATGAACACGGTGGGGACTGCGATCGGTGTCACCTTCGATGCGTTGACCGGCAACTGGTGGGACGGTTGGGATGCGTTGGAAACGGGGCGCACGTTGTCTATGATCTCCTCCCGGTTGTTGCAAGGTGTGCTCATGTCACACCGGCGCGCGCATATGTTTCAGCGGCAGACGAAAATCCTGGTCAGTAACCCGGCCTGGGAAGCGGGGACGATTGCGTCTTCTGCGTACGCATTTCCCGAACAATATTCCGTTTTTGTGCGCGCGTTGCGTCACTTGATTATTTACACGTATGATGAAAACAACTTTCAATCGAGCGCATACTACAGTCCGCCCGCGCCTGCAACGGCGCCATCTATCAACATCGGTTATCTGCATTCGGGCGTGGGCGATCCGTCTCTGCTCGGTAAGGATGGCGGCGGGGAATTTTCTTTTGTGCAAATGCCCGACCTGGCTTTGGAGCAGGGGGAAGCGGTGACGATGGCCGGGTTTGCCGGAGTGCGCCGACTGAGTTTTATCGAGTACTTCAATTGGGGCGGCGCGCCCGCCTGGCGGCAGGTGGTGAGTGATCTGACCTGGCAAAGCAATACCGGTTCGGGGTATGGGCAAGTCCCAATTCAGGCTGTGGACGTGACCATCATCAATAACATCGAGAACATCGTTAACAACATCGTCAACAACACGATCAACAACATCATTCAGCAATTCTTCGAAGAGTACACCATCAATAATATCGGGAATACGGCGGATAAGGTGAATGTGAACACGGCGAGTTTTGGAATGTTGTTCAACTCCTCCCATGCCCTGGTGCAAGCGTGCCTGGATGTGTTGGATGATCATCAGCATGGTCCGATGACCTGGTATCTGTACGATAATTTTCAATAGGAGAATTGCATGGCTACTCCCAACACGTTGCCTATTTTTGTCAAAACGCCCGCGCTCGGCTCGGTGTTGATCTCGGCGGCGAATGCCAGCCGTACGGGAACGGGAACTATTTTGCAAGTCATCGCGGGGGCGGTGAACGGGACGCGCATCAACAAGATTTTCATCAAGGCGCAAGGCAATACCACCGCGGGTATGGTGCGCTTATTTCTCAAGACCAATCTGGGTGATTATCACCTGTGGAAGGAAATCAAGGTGACTGCGATTACTGCTAGTGCTATCGTCCAGACCTTTAATTTTGATATTTTATTGCCTGGTGAAAATGCTCTGGTGCTTCCCACGGGTTGGTATCTGTATGCCAGCACGGAAAAGGCCGAGATATTCATTGTGCAAGCGCACGGAGGGGATTACTAATGAGCGGCTTCAATCCTAATCCGTTCGCGTTCTGGTTTGGTGAAGGAAATCCGTTCGACCCGGCGACGCTTCCGACCGGCGTCGGCGCGAGTTACCCGGGGTTGGTGGTGACGAATGTGACCGATGGTACACAGGTCAATTATTTGTTCTATGTCTTCGCCGCGGGTGCGATGTTAATCGGGATTGCAAGCGATGGGACATTCAATGTCTTCGACGCGCTTGGCGTGTTGCAGGTGGGTTTCAACGCGCTGGGACAGTTCCTGGCGGCTGGCGGTAATTGGATTCTTGACGCCACTGGTTTGACGATCACCGGTGTACAATTTATTGAAAATCATACCGCAACAATAGGCGCATATGCCCGGCGTGCAAGGCGCGGCTTTCAGGAATTGTCCAGCAAGCCCGCCTATCTCATCGAATTTATCGATGATGCTGTGGCGGCAAATCTCATCACTATAAATGCAGACATCGAGACCGGCAGTCTGGCAACGGGATACTCGGCGTACACCAACTGGAGCGCGGACAACGTTCATCCGCACGCGGGGGTCTACTCTGCCAAAATTGAAATGAGCAACGCCAACGCACTCACTACAAACAAATACGCAGTGACGGCTGGCACTTCTTACCGCGTCACGTATTGGGCGGATATGGATTTCAACGCGGGCGAGGTATTGACTGGGCAGGCGAAATGGTACAACGCGGTTCCCACACTTCTCAAGACCGACACCATCAATGCCTCCAATGAAAAATATGGCTACCATCAGCGCCGGGTCACTCTGCTGGCTCCAGCAGGCGCAACTCAACTTGAACTGAACCTGTACCTATCCACAACGGGCGCGGCTGGGCATTACTGCTGGGTGGATGATCTGGTCGTCGAAGCCATCACGGAGTACGCCGCACTTCGCCTGAGCGACTCGGGTGTGGATTTGATGGATGAGTTCGGCGTCATTGCATCTTTCAGCGCGGGAAAGATGGACGGGATCGCCACCAAAGCGCCAAGTGGCACAGGTGCTATCACTGCCACGGAAGCCTACTGGCAATGGCATACGACGCGAAAAATCTTGTCGTTGTACGACGGTCAACGCGAGCGGGCGCTCTCTGCGATGGGTTGGTTGCCATACGCGTACCAGATTGGCGGTGGGCCGGCTGATGTATCTGCTTCAGGTACCAACCTGGCACTCAATGGCGGTGTGATGGCAACGCCAGTGAATCTCACTGCCAGCATGTTGCTGGAAAGCGTCTCGTGCTGGAATGGCGATACGTCCCTTGCGCGTGGGTGGAACTGGACGTTGTATGAGCAATATCTCAATAATGGCAATGCCGGTGAAAACACACTGACGTGTGTCGCGTATGGCACGGCGGCGGAGGTGTTCACTCCGGGCGCGGCCAGTCTGCGGACGATTGACGCGGCGTCGAAGCCCGCCTATCTGCCGCCGGGCCTGTATTGGCTGTGTATTCAAAACACGAACACGTCGCGCACTTTTGGATTAGGCGGTGTGGGCGTGGGAACGATGGGGCTCAATACGTCGCAATATAAAACGCTGGCGATCCCGCTCGGCGCTACGCTGGACTTTGTCGCGGCCACCTGGAGTACGGCAGGCAAGGTATATCTTGTTCGGTTGAATGGCCGTGTGTTCGGTCAAACCACATCGTTCTAAACCTAAAGGATATGGAATACCTAAAGGAGTCTCGCATGGAATATGAATTCAAAGACTTTCGTGTCATCCTGTCCGGCGACGAGCAGGTGGCGATAGCCACGATCCACGTCAAGCCATGGATCCCGGAAAACCCGGGCTACGACCTGGGTCAATTGACGTTGCGCGAGAAGGTTGTGGAGGTGGTCAAGTTTCCACAGCCGGAGAAGCGCGATGTGTTGCAGGAAATGATCCTGGGCCGGCATAAGAGCGGCTTGGTGGCCTACGTGGCCGGGTATCCCGAGCTGACGTCTCAAGATGTGATGAAAAAATATTGGGAGGACAAGCATCGCGACTTTATGGAGCGGGCGCGGCGCCGGGAACATAAGCAAATGCAAAAGGAGCTGGATCGCAGATAAGCAAGTCTCCCACCTGGCCGGATGGGAGACTCATTGGTCGGCCTGGGTCGCCCGTCTCCGGGTACGTGCAGGTCAACGTTCGTTTTGATTGTAGCACTTGTATAGATGGTTGTCTATGTGTGGTTCTGCGCGTGAGGCGTCATCCGCCGACTGAGGGGGATGGCTCTTGATCGTGCCCTGGCTCGGCTCGTGGGCGGAGTCGCAAGCGGTCGAGAAGGCGGGAGCGGAAGCAGTCGGCGCTCTGGTCGGCGGTGAGCGAAAACGCAAACGGAGTTTGCGCGAATTTTTTCCCCGGAAATAGGACAATCCCGTTGGATTATTGGCGGGGATTGTTGGTGGGCCGGCTGGCCAACGGCTGGCTTTAGCGGCGGCGCATTGTAAAGACACGCCCGCTAAAAACAACCTACTAAATCGGCGCGACTCGCGCCGTCCGCTGCAAGCATTGTTGGGCTTCTTCTTCGCTGATGATCCATTCACAACGAGGACAATACCCAACCCATGAGCGTTCTTCATCACGCTCTTCTGTTGCCACTTCGACATACTCACGCATTTCTAAAAATCCTTTATGACAATGCGGGCAATTCGGTTTTGGCATTACGTACTTTTGCGGGTGATACACCACGCGAATTTTGTTATTTTTCTTTTGCATGATAGAAGCCCAACGGTTTGCGTAACCCGCAGAAACGGGTTGTGCAAGACCCTTCAATTTTGCCCCGACGTAGTTTCTGTTGGGTTCACGCTTTGTTCGGCGTCGCTCCATCCGAAGAAGCGAATACCTTTATTCGTCCATCCGAAATCTTCGCCGTGATGTAATAACCAACTTTCAGCCTGCTCATAAGTTTCAAACATCGCTGGCTTCCCATCAAAACGCAAAAAATCTCGTAACCCAAAATCAATGATTGACCACATAGTCTATCCTTTCACGAAACGCCGAACGGCTGTTTTTAGCGGCGGTGTTCTTCCGTCCGCTGCAAAACTTTGTTAGCAAGCGAGGAAGAACGCAACGACCGCAAGACCATAATAAAATCTTCGCGCGCATCACCCGTAAGCAGAGCCAAGAACTCTTTGCGCTCACTTTCGGATGCGCGAAATTTTTTGATAAAGACAGGATCGGGAGCGGGCTTTCGACCTGCTCCTTTTCGTGAACCGCCGTGACTATTCACGCGCATTCTCAATGGCGTTTTCCAATAGAGATATAACAACCGATTTTTTTACAAATTTATTGTCACTATCAACCCATCGGCTACCAGATTCATTGGCGAGCATGTAAATGCTCTCAGCGCAATCGTTTACTGTGCCAGTTGAAATGTCGCCCCAATTCATGACATATTGGCTATCAATATTGTCTACGCAAAACTGATTGTTCATTTCAAACTCCTGTTTTTTGAATTGCTAAACCGTATTGTTTAGCGTGAAAACAGTATACCGTAATCAAATAGAGTTGTCAAGGTTTTTAGATCGCCAGTTTTCGAGCAACTTTGCTCCGCTTGCTAACATTGAGATTAGCGGCGGAGATCGTCCGTCCGCTGGTTGAGAGTTGGCCGCGTGGGAGGTCCGCGGCCTGGGGATTAGATGGCAGTTTTCATGCGTGACATGTGTACTGTTGCAATTCTGCAACATCCTGGCGGCGGGATCGCCTGCCGCCAGGCGGGGCCGGCTGGCTTACGCTTTGCCGATGATCTTCTTGGCGTAGTCGTATTGCAATTCTGGATTTTCGCCCAGGTCTGATTTGCCTGGACGCTTGGCGATTTCCACGCGCACGGCGACGGGGGCGGGGAGTTTGGTCTCTCCGAGTTCGCACGCATCGACGGCGATGATCGTGGCGAGGACCTCCGGCCAGATGCGGACACCGCTTTTGGTGTAGCGTCCGCCGCGCAATTTGTAGGCGTGTTTGCTATTCTGAAAATCGTGCATGACGGTATCAGCGATAAAGGTCTCGGTCGGGCCGGCTGGCGCGGGAGCGGCGGCGGCCTGCTGTAGGCCGGTGCGGATGGCGGCGATGTCGGATTGGATGGCGTCAATGTCGGCGTACATGTCGGCCAACTCGCGGCGCATGACGTCGAGTAGGGACATCATGTCTGCGCGAAATTGTTCGGCGGGGGAAAGTGTGGACGGGGTGGTCATGGAAAAATCTCCTGCCCGATATTTTTGGCCCTCGGGCGGGGGCGCGGATGAATTAGAGACTGAATTGTTTTTGGATCTCTGCCGTGTACTTGGCGGGGGAAAATTCCTTGATAGGTGTTGGGCGCATGAAATAACGCTCGCTGACCTGCAAGCAGGTGTCATAAATTGCACCTGTTAGGCCGTGCGTGATGCACTCGCCAACCACAAAGGCGTTGTCCTTCATAGTGAGCGGCGGGACGCATTCGAGAAAATAATAGTAATCGGCCAGGCTGATTTCCGTCCAGCCACGTGCTACTAACTGCGCGCTGGTGCTGGTTTTGAGTTCATCGTAGTATTTCAAAATCTCGTCCATGATGTTACCAATCCTGATCTTGATCTACTGTCTCGCGCTGGTCTGCGAGTTGCATCGCCATCTGCCAATCGAGCGGCAGAGCAATCGGCGCGGCTTTGTACAGGGTGGCGGTGTAATCGCCGTGTCCGCGGTGGCTGATATAGTAGCCTGCGCGTTTGAGTGGGTTGAGTGCGGCGGCGAGGGCGAGCGTGCCGGAACCGATATGTCGCGTGATGCCGGTCTGTGCATTGTACGACCAGTAGCAATCGTCGAAACAATCTGCGCACCAGGCGCGACTAAACTCGATGCGGGTCATGACTGCACCTCCGCGAATTCAACCCAGGTGGGGACGGTCGCCGCTGGCGGTCTGCCGAACATTTCGACAACCTGGCTACCCTGCGCAAGCCAGACGCACAGGATGGACGCAAACGGCACAGTTAGGTTGTAGCGACCTGGTACGCGGACCTCGGCGGTACGGGTCGCGCCGTTGGCGGAGTTGATCTCTACCACTACCTGGGCGGCGTTGTGGATGATCTGCGCCATGAGTCGGAGGCGGTCGTCAATATATGGGGCCGTGATGATCTGCGCGCGTGACCGATCGGACGGTGTGCAATTGCGGCAGGGCCGGGCGTAGCATTCACTGGTTGCAATCTCTTCACATTGTTTCATGACTATTCTCCTTTTTTGGTACCCGCGAAACGCTCGCGGGTTAGATGGTGTGTGACTTGCAAAACCTTTGCTCTTCAAACCGGGACCGGGTGGGCGGGCGACAACCTAAACCACTTGAGACGCGTTCAGTCCGTGGAGAGTCTCTACCGCGTGTGGCTGGCGGGCAACCCCGCCCAAGCCACACGCCCCCCCGACCTAGAGCAGGGCCGGCTGATGCGGGGGCGCAAACAACCAAAACGACTGACCGAGCCAGGAGACGAGGCGCGCCGGAACTGCGAGCAATGGAGGCAAGCCGCCCATGCCAGCGCAGGAGACCAGCACCGGGATGCCCTGCCGCAACGCGTGGCGGGCGACTTTGAGTGAGCCGATGCCAGGCTGGAAAAACACGGCCGCGCCGCAACCCACCAGGGCCGCGACCGAGCGAGCCATGAGCCGAGCGACCAGGGGGATGGAGAGTGGACCGCCAGCGAGCCAAGAGACAGGATGCCCGCACAACTGCACAGCCTGAACTGCCGAGCCTGGGAAAGAGCCTGCGCCAGATTGAGCAAATGCGGCGAACACATGAACGCAAGAACCAAAAGCCGCGGATTGAAAACTGATTTGATCTGCGCCAGTGGCACAGCCAGCATGAAGCACAAAGCCGGAATTGAGCAATGAGCCGGTGAACTGGACGCAAGCCTGCCCAGCGGGTGACGAATGAACCAGCGAGCGTGAGCCGCCGACGAGAACGGAAGAATTAGAGGGGATGGAGAACATGGCTATTTGACCTTGATATTGGTTTCGAGATATTTGGGTGTGGCTGATTTTGATGACCAATTGCAATGCTTGAAGCAATGGCGGGATGACGAATAACTGCCCACATAACCATATTGCAAAGCCGCCAAACCGACCTGGCGAAAGAGCGACCAAAAAACGAGATTGAACTGAACTGAACCGGGATTATAAAAACACATGGCAACCTGACCTTTTGGAATGGATTGAACTATGCCCCAATGATACTTGATTTATATAAATAAAGCAAGGGTGAGAAGATGAGGAGAAGATTAGAAAAACAGCGACCCACCCAGCCCGACGCGAGACGCGCAAACCCGACGCGGCCCCCAGACGGAGACCGGAGCCGCCTGCCCGATGGGTGGTTTGAATGGATGGATAGAAACATGCCCCGATTATGGTGGGGTAGTGGGTGAGGGCTGGCCGTGCAAGTGTGCGCCAAAAGTACTAATTGCGGTCAGATAAGGCATGGCAAAAAATGGGTTGTATGTCAACCGCATTTTTTGTCCATGTTACTTTGCGCAATTAGTTCTTTTGGACCGCTTGCACGAGTCCAGACCCATCCCACTATAATTACCCACCGGGGGCATGTTTACTGGTAGGTGTTGATCCCTGTGCGCGAATAGCGTGAGTACTACTACTAGCATCCCTTTATGAAATTGCGCATGACGGGCAGGCCGTGAGTGCTGGTGGACGTCCAGCACATCACGGCCTGAGCCGGGCGCGCAGGGTGTGGGTTTTGATCTGCGGCGTACCCGTCCGTCAAGAAAAGATTTGCTTGGCACGTACAAGAAAGTATGGCACGTTCAAGAACTGCATTGCTCTGGCTATGCCTTTACTTCCGGGCATAGCCGCTCTGCGTGGGTCTTTTCGCGTGCAGTTGTTGAAACGATGAGGAACGAAGGTTGCAAAGAAAAACCCCGATTGCTCGGGGCTTCTTTTACCTGATCTTCTTCGCTATGATGCGGATGGCTTCGCTTCGATTGGGACTGATGCGTTTGAGTGCGGCGATAGTCTCGTCATCGAGATAGTCGCCGTAAACTTTGGCGTTGGTGCCGATCACTTCGGTGGGACGGCCTAGTTTTTTGCCTTCGCCTGCGGTGCGCTTGCCTCCCCAAGTGTTCAACTTTCGAGTTTTGTATTTGATTTTTGCTTCGCTCATGTTGATCTCCTAACTTGAATTATATATATAACTGTGCGCGTGTCAAGGTCTTGTGTGGCACGTAACAAAAATGCACTTTACCAAACGGCGCTTAAAGCGGGCGTGCGCAGGGTTTGCCGCTTTGGAAAAGCGGAGGGGGCAAACGGGAAGTCCCCCGTCCCCCTATCCCAACTTCAACACACCATGCTTCACCTGGCTTGGGCGGTGACAAGGGAGACGCCAAACAAGCCAGGTGAGCAGGGGTGGGGGTTGGGTTTGGGAGGGGGCGGGGGCGGCCTGCGCATGATCCGCTCGCCGTGAAAACTGAGCGAGTGAAGCGCGTGTATGTCACGCCTGAGCATCGTCGAAGAGTCTGCTCTTGATCTGTGGCGGTTGAGGCCGCCACCCCCGAAGGGCGCATCCGCTCTTGATCTGTGGCGGTTGAGGCCGCCACCCCCGAAGGGCGCATCTGCTCTTGCGCGAGTGCACGTTGAGCGGAATGATAGCCGGGGCACGTTCACTTTTCCCGGCGTGGGAACTGTGTGGCACGTACAAGAACGTAATTGGCACGTATCTTCTGGCTATGCTTGGCGGGGGTGGGGGTCTCGGTATGTCCGAGCGACAAGCATTGCCAGACTCTTGGGAGCGTTCTTGGCATGGTGTGGGGCAGGAGGGATGGCCGCCGAGAAGGGAATGCCACGGAGATTGTGCGTGGAGCGGGCAGGAATGAATTGGCGAAAGCAAGGAAGGAATGCCAACCACACGATGCCAGCGACCTACCGTCAGCGTTCTTGCACTTGCTCATAACAGGCGCGAGTACGCACGCCCTGCGGGGCCGGCTGGAGAAGTTGGCGGGCGCGCTGGATGGCCTGGTCAACTGTGGGGGAGGTGGTGCCAAATTTGCCTGGTCCGGCTAGGGTCACGCGAGAAGCGGTTCTTCATCCTAAAGGATAGGAGTACCTAATCCACATGAAAAGAATTGGGGATTGACACGTTGCGACTAAAGCGTATAATGCGTCTATGCCAAAAACAACCAAACAGAATGAACTGCTTTCCGTTCCCGAAGTTGCGAAACGCCTGGGGGTCTCGCATGATACGGTCGGGCGCTGGTGCCGGTCGGGAAAAGTTTTTCCGAATGTCGTCTTGAAAAATCCGTTTGGGATTCGCTCCTGTTTTCTTGTTCCCGTTTTGGATGTGGATGCAGTGAGGAAAGTGTTGAATGAAAAACCTTCTGACTGATCTTCTGCATGAGTTCCATAGTCCTGACGAGCCGGATACGGTGGATCTGTTTGGTCTGGCGATTGGTCTGCTGGTCTTTGTGTTGATCGTAGGGATGAAATGATTTATGTTTGGCGTGTTCATTCGAGATTGCCTGAAAGATACATGCAGTTGTGTAGGATAGTTTCTCGTGGCAAAAAGAATTCTTGCTTGGTTGAATTTAGTGACGGGGAAAAGGTATTGACTAGTAGGAATTACTTGATGAAGTTGGATACAATGTTACGAAGATTGGCTCTTCGATCTTTGAAAATATTGGATAAGCAGGTTTTGGAAATACTGAAATAAAAAACAAGTCCCACGGTAGGACGTGGGACTTGTCGATGACGGAGTTTTCCGTCGCAAGGTGAGAGTAGCACCTTAACAACAGAAAACAAAAGCGGGTGATGGGACTCGAACCCACGATATCTTGCTTGGGAAGCAAGCGTTCT